GACCCATATAGTTGTCTTTTGCAGACTATAGACGATTGGGGCCCCTCCTCAACCTAAGGAGGGTGGCGGACATAATCCGGCCTTCAACGAGTAGCTCTCAAACTTCAATAGGAAGACCCGCACCGATAGGTGGGGGAGCGAAATCACGACCGAAAGCTTGGGTAGCTCCATGAATGATGGAATTAACATCGGAGCTAGAATCAAGCAAGGTCATGTGATGATACAACTTGGCAGCATCGTTTGCACCTAACTCAGAGGCTGGAACGAAGACCGTGTCCTGCTGGCGTTTACCACTGGAGTCTATCCAAGTGATGCCGTAATGGGTGCCTGAGGCATCCCGCAGCTGGACAACTGTCCTCAACCAGACTAGAGTATTGTGACTAGAATCATGGTTAGGTGTCGCCACCGCTGCTAGAACAGGAGAAGTGGTCACTGGTGATAGGGTGTCCCTGATGACTAGACCTGGTTTATCCCTGTCGGCGACACTACCAACCCTTCAGTCTAGCGGTGGCTCTTGCATCTTCTGTCGGGAAGCACCCCCAGCCAAGCCTGTGCGCAAAGCAGAGGCGGCGGATCCTATGACTGCACCAACGGTGCGGCCAATGGGGCCTGTGATGGCGCCAATGATAGGCGCACCAAAGGAGATGACCCTGAGGAACATGTCCCAAAACCCAGCATTCTGGGCGGCGGGGACAAATGCATCCAACTGACTGACAGCCTTCTGATACGAATCTAGGGCAAGAGGATCATGTGGCGGGGCATCCGCCATCATAGATGACATGAGTGACTTAGCACGTGGCTGATACTCAATGACTGCTTCAACCTCAAGGACAAAGCTGGTACCAAGTGTGGCGCCAGTGATGGCTATTGCTAGTGCCTGCTGACTACCGAATCCCATAAAGAATCCGGAGGCACCTGCACCCTTGATAGGCGTGCCGGACTCGGTATAACCGAACTCGGCGTAGGTTGAATTAAGAAACAGGTCATCGAACTCGTTGGCTGGGTTCTGGTGTATGGACCAACCATACACACCCGCATTTACATGTCCCACATAGAACCCTGGAAGTGGCTGAAGATCGACCATATCGATATCATCAAAGCCAGTCAAATATGTGAACATGGTCCCAAGGGCTCCGTGGGACGCGGAGTGGCCAGCTCCAGGCAACCTCGCGGCAGATATAGTCCCACCCGCAGTCAGTGCGGGCCCAACCTGCTTCAATTCGGCCGTCAAAGAAACGTACCGAAACTTCTGCACCATAGAGGTGCCAAAGTCGGGCGAATCGGCCGGGTTGGGAAATATGGTGCCTGCATTGGCATAATCAAAGACAGACCAAGTGGCCGCCGCAGTATTGGGAGGTGTGGCAGTATCATGGTTCTGAATAATCATGGCACCCACATTTGGAATGGCTGGTACCATGATGGAAGTGTTCCAAGATGAAGTGGTGCCTGTGGGAGGGCCTATGGGTAAGAGCATCTTCTGTCTGACAACAGCGCTCTTCCCACAATAAGCATCGGGGATGCCGCTCATTACCCCGGGAAAATCACGGGGGGCAATGGCACACTCTAGGTACCGTAAACCTGAGTCAGTGAGAGCAACACCAGGCCGGCTAAGAAAGTTGCGGGATCGCACATTCTTAGTACGACGGCGGGGTCGCTGGCGGGTAACCACAACGCGTTTCACTGTTGTGGTGCGTGGTGCACGACGAGACTTGCGTCCCGCCATTCTATGAGGTGATACGAATGATATGTATGAAGAAACAGCTAAAAGAATAATCATGCGGCGACACAGAGTCTCTCAAAATGTCCGGCCTCAAGGACAAGTTGCTCCGCCACAGATATGCCCCACGCACTCTCAAAGCTAAGTCGAGTCTCCAAATTGGGCTCAGAAACACTAACATGTTCGACCCGATCGCGCAAATGTTCGCGAATCGCACATTTCAACAACCGGCCTTCTCCCTGGTTCATGAACCACTGAGCATAAGCCTGGAGGACGGGCACACCGCCATTAGAGGCAAGCTCGCACCACCCTATGGTGCGTGTGAGGCGCTGGTACGCCGCCTCATCATACTTCTTCGTGGTCCAAGGGCAACGGGTGACAACACGACCGGGGTTACGCACCATACGCCAATGTCCCATCTGGCTTATGTACACTGGGCGGCATTGACAGAATTCAACATGTTCAAATTCGTACGCAGTCTCACTCTTGGTTTGCATACCCACAGTTGTCCACCAAGGAAAGTCCAGTTTGTGGTAATCACTCCGGGAAATCACCACGACGGAGTCATCCCCATCAACATAGATGGACCCGACAACACCACTGACCGCCAACCAAGTCTGCAACATTACCAAATTGATGATACTGTTGCCCACTCCCGTCGTCACATCGCCTGACATACGCGTGCCAGACACCTTATACTTGGTTCCATTCTTTGTGCGGCCGGCATTCTTGATCTGCCAACGCAGAACTTTGGCCAGTTTAACATCGGGGTTAACATGGCTGTAAACCATGTGCTCCAATTCCAAATGCGCTTGTGAGATATGCGCATCAAATTTGGAATGGTCAAGTAACACAGCCATTGGATCCATGTAGCCATCCCACATGCTACGCAAGTCGGAAGCTCGGTCCAAACTATTGCGGGACTTAGCAACCACGCGGACGCCATTCTCGTGGTGGTCACACAGCAACTTCTCTATTGGATGAATAAACCTACCCAAGTACAAGTGTAACCGCTTGCTCCTGTACTGAATACACCTAGGCTCCTTAAGATCATCCATGGTGTATTTATCATCCTTGAGAAACATGCTGACGCGCGCGTCCTCGGGCTCTATGGCATGGCCCTGCAGAGATATCTTTGCTTCCTGCAGAAGCCTGAGCTTGCTACCATCATATCCAGCAAGGTAGTCCACGGCGCGTTGCCGCACCACCTCGCCCTCACGCCGAAGCGCGTGGGCCAATCGGAGTGCCGATGCCTGGCACCCCTTAAGATCGACAACACCATCAACGGTGTCCACCAGATGCCGATACCGCAACGCACGCTCCTCGTTGCACGTACAATCGGCATGGGTCACCACCTGGCCCGTCGTGGGTACCAATTGTGTGGTACACCGCCTAGACTCACACCACCGCTTGCCCATGGCATAAGAGGCCCCAGCTAGTAGCCTTGTGCCCACAGGTCTAACAACATGGTCATCCATGCATATAGCTGGGAGCCTCCGCCTGTCCTAGGCCGGTTGAGGGAGGGTGCTAGGGCGATCAAGAATAAAATCGCCGACACACTCAATGAAGTCCTTGGGTCCTATATTACCACGCACGACATCAGCATGGGCGTGCATACCACGCGCTCCCGCACGGTACAGATGTCTTATGTCCACTTCCTCCTGATCCAGCACCATCGCATTACCAACTGCGCGGAGGATCATATTGAACACGCCTCTCTCGCCAATCGCGCTGGTATCAAACCCGTCCATATACTTGCAAGCCTTACGCTTCAGCACCGCCTGGAGCTCGGGATTACGCTCAACAAAGAGGGCCTCACGCTTCAGCGTGTATAATAGCCCCATGTCGACCTCAGCCATCGGGACCGCAACGCGATCCACGACTCTAGCGAGCGTCACACGGGACTGTATGTTCTGTTGGAACTTGGGTTTACCACCCAACTTATTATCAGTGCTCATCTCACCTGACATGACATGTATGGTTTGCTGCTCATCCTCGACATCCGGACGCTCTTCCTGGCGGCTAACCTCATTCACAGTGAGTAGGCCAAGAACTTCCACCCGGAGCTCCGCAGTGTCCATACCTGTGGTGAGCAACGCAGCCAATTGCAGCAACTTACGGGCCAACAGCTCATCTCGTGTCTCACACGACGCTAACAACCCACGAGTCGCCGCTGACGTGTCTGAACCTACACTCCCTGCTGAACTGGTATCACTACTAATGGACCCTGGACTCGCGCGTGCTCGACGCACACGCGGTCCCCGCTTACGGCGCTTTGGCGCCTGTGCAGGCGTACTAACGCCATCCTGACTAACTGCATCATAACCGATGGATCTGGGTGCACTATAATGGTCACCAGACGAATCATACACCGCCTCGGTACCATTTGCGTGGCGTTCTTTTCCGCGAGCGTAGCACTTCCAAGTCCAATAGGCGAAGAACTTCTTTCTTTCCGATGCACTCTCGAATGGACACTGTTTGGGAACCAAACATGCCTGGTTCCCATGACGACACAACCCGGATTTGCTCCCTGAGGAACCAGCGCTTGAGCGCACGACCGGTGGTCGCGGGGGGGAAACCTTCTTTCTCGCGTAAACGACACGGGTATAACCCGAGGTTTCTGAACAAGAACTCATCAC